AAAGGTCCTTGGAGTTGAAGTGGGAACAGGAGCATCTATCTGAAGGTAGATATACTCTTGAGATGGTCAAAATTGACGACAAAGTCAGAGAGATCATCACTAAAATAAAGCTAGAAGAAGCTGTTATTGCCCACAAGCAAAACACTATTGAAGGTGCAGCTCCACAAGTTTCTGTAGCTACTTAATAAAAAGCTACATCGTTGGAATAAATCCACTCCACATTATAGGCTCTCTTGCGCTCTACTCAAAAGTGTTGTATAAAAAACACACTAAGATATTTAATAAGACATAAATTGGTTATCTTTTCTTAGTAAGATAACTGGCGCATAGGAGGCGCTGATTATATGACAACACACTTTTCAAACGGAGTAACAAACGTAAGAGGAAAAGATGGAGATACTTCTTTATTTAGCGGTATCAAACAACCTCTAATTACTGGTGGTTATAACCAAGAGCAAGCTTATCAAAATGATTGGATAACTTTCAATGATGAGGATTGGGATATAACAACTGCAGGTGGTTCTGAATTTTTTGTACCAGAATATGCAGGTGGCTGGTTAAGAATCGGAGACAATGCTCCAGCAGGCGGTGAAGTAAATGGTCTATCTAGTAAAGAAGTATTTCAATACAATGAAGGAAAGCAATGGTGGTATGAAACTAGAATTGCTGTTACTGATGTTAGTGACTACAATATCTTTGTTGGCTTTGCTGACAATGGATTTGTTGATCCAGCAACTATTCCAACAGATTGTATTGGTTTTTCTCACTTAGAAGACACAACTAGCATTCAATTCTTATCAAGAAAAAATAATGCTGGTGTATCTTTTGACATGACAGATAGTGCAGGTGGAAGTACTTATACTTTCCAAGACTCTACTGTTCCAACTCAAACTGCATCTACACTTGCGATGCCTACTAACTCTGTTAGATTAGGTTTCCATTTTATGCCTGCAGGAACTGAACTAGGTCAAACTTCAAATCAATTTAAGTTATACTTAGACGGTAAAAAAGTTGGCACACAAGCTGCTACAACTGTTCCTGATGATATTGCATTGGAACTTAAAATCTTTACTGAAAGTAAGGGCACAAACGCTAATCACTTAGCAACAGATTGGGTCCAAACTATAGTACAAAGATAATAGATTTAACTGAGGCCCTTCGGGGCCTTAGTATAAATTAATAGGAGAAAAAAATTATGGCAAACGTATCACAAGTTAAAGCGCAATTTGCAACTGATGTAACAGCTACGTCTACAACGACAATAGCTGCTGCTCAAACTTTAGGTGGAGCAGGTAATATGACTCTTACTGGTGCTGCTGCAACTTTCGGTGGAACTGGTTCGTCTCAAAAAGTAAGTTTGACTTGCGCTGCAAATATGAGCGGAGTTACTTTTACAATTACTGGAACTGATTCTAAAGGAGATGCACAAAGCGAAGATTTAACTGGTCCAAATGCGAATACAGTATTTTCTACAAAATATTACAACACTGTCACTCAAATCGCTGCTAGCGGAGCTGTTGGAACTAACACTTCTGCAGGTGTCTTAGGTGGTTCTAGTGGATTGGTATCAATTATTTTTGGTGGAAGAACTAGAATTAGAGGAATGCATGGTGTTTTAGCTGGTGCAGGAAATTTAACTTTCAAAGATAGTTCTGCAAGTGGAACAGCATTACTTACTCTATCTGCAAGTGCAGGAGACTTAGATCCATATATCCCAGATGATGGAGTGTTATTTCCTAATGGAGCATATTTAGTTGCTGATCAAGGTGACATTACAGGTTTAACAGTCTTCTACGACGGGTAAGGAGATTAAATGGCCAATACTACTTCAGGCTCTTATGTATTTGATAAGAACCTAGGCATTGATGAAATTATTGAAGATGCGTATGAACGTATTGGTATTCAGGGAACTTCTGGTTATCAATTAAAAACTGCTAAACGATCTTTAAATATTTTATTTTCTGAATGGGGAAACAGAGGTTTACATTTTTGGGAAGTAAAAAATCAAAGTGTAGCTTTAGTAGATGGTCAATCAGTTTATACTTTCTTTAGATCACCATCTGACGGAACTTCAGATGGTATTTCAACTACGCTGTCTGCAGGCATAAACTCTTCAGTTACAACTATTGGAGTTGCTTCTGTTACGGGAATGCCTACGACAGGTGGAATTATAACAATTGGAACTGAACAAATTACTTACTCAGGTATCTCATCATTAAATTTAACAGGATGTGTTAGGGGTGTTAATGGCAGCACTGCTGCAACTCACACTACTGGTGATGCAGTTTTACAGTTTCCAAATGGAATGACAGATATACAAGAATTAAATTATAGAGTTGCATCTACAAATGTAGACACACCGATGACAAAAATTAGTAGATCACAGTATCAAGGATTTTCTAATAAAACTTCAAAAGGTTTACCCACACAATATTGGGTTCAAAGATTTATAGATAAAGTCACTGTTACTTTATACCTAACACCTGGCAGTTCACAGGCTGGTGATTTTATAAATTTTTATTACACAAAAAGAATTGATGATGTAGGTGCTTATACAAATGCAACTGATGTACCTTACAGATTTGTTCCATGTATGATTGCAGGTTTATCTTATTATCTAGCTGTAAAATATGCACCACAAAGAGTTCAAGAATTAAAAATGTTATATGAAGATGAATTGTTAAGAGCAGAAGATGAAGATGGTTCTTCTAATTCTACTTACATATCACCTAAAATATATTACCCAGGTATTGGTTAATGACTACTTTTTCTCAAGGTAAATATGCTTTAGCTATTTCAGATAGATCAGGCATGGCTTTTCCATATAATGAAATGGTTAGAGAATGGAATGGTGCTTTGGTCCATGTTTCAGAGTACGAGCCTAAACAACCACAGTTAGATCCTAAACCAACAAGTGCAGACCCACAAGCTTTACAAAGAGCAAGAACTGCTAGAACGGAATTTCCAACAGAAGATTTTTTAATAAATAATCCAATTACAACTGCAGCGGCCGATGCAACTGTTTCTATAGCTTTTGAGAATGGTGCCATGCAGGTAAATGATTTTGTTAGATTAAGAAATGTTAAATCTCCAGTAGGTGGTGTTGCAGTATCTACTTTACAATTATCAACAACTTTAAATGGCGCAATTACAGATTCAGCTACAACAATTACTTTAGCTGATGGTTCAGCGTTTCCAACATCAGGTTTTATTGTAATAGAAAAAGTAAATAGCTCGACAGGGTTTTATGAAAATGAAGTTATTGAATATACTGGAAAGTCTTCAAACGATTTAACTGGATGCACCAGAGGAACAAGTGCACCTTTTAGAGGAGCGAGTCCTGTTAATACAACAGCGAGTGAACATGCGACAGGAGCAAAAGTATTTGGTGCCTACAAAATAGCTACGCTTAATGAAACATCATCACCAGCGGCATACAACGATAGCACAGGTAGTCCAGCGACTACAACAACACAAACAGGTTTTACATTTGAGTTAGTGAGCAATGCTAGCAGCACAGAAACAGGAGGCGGTTTTCAGTGTACAATTGGACCCGTAAATGATAGAGGTTAATTATGGCAGGAACAACATATTCAAATTTAACAACAGATATTAGAAACTACACAGAAGTTAGTTCTGACGTGCTTACAACGGCCGTTATAAATAGATTTATAGAAGATGCTGAGTTTAGAATTTATCAAGAACTTCCTATGGACTCTCAAAGATTTGTTCAAGAAGGTACTTTATCTACAGATAATAATACTATCAATGCTCCAGATGGAGCTCAATTTATAAGAGGTGTCGAAGTATTTGATTCTACTGCTAACTCAAATGGCACTGGAACTTGGTTAGAAAAAAAAGATCAAACATATTTATCGGAATATGTGGATAGATTAACTGGGACTGAAGGAGATTTAACTGCACAAGATGTTACAGGATTTCCTAAATATTATGCTATGTTTGGTGGAGCTACAGGAACAGGCTCAACTACGTCTGGAGGTCTGTATTTAGCACCTACTCCAGATGCAGCTTACATATTTAGAATATATTATAATAAAATGCCTGATGGATTATCTAGTAGCACAACAACTACATACCTTAGTAAATACTTTCCTCAAGGGCTATTATATGCATGTTTGGTAGAAGCTTTTGGATATTTAAAAGGTCCAATGGATATGTTGACTTATTATGAAAATAGATATAAAAATGCAATACAACAGTTCGCAGGAATGCAACTAGGAAGACGAAGACGAGACGATTATACTGACGGAACAGTTAGAATACCAGTTAAGTCCCCGTCTCCGTAAATTGAGGAGAAAAAATTATGGCAATATCATCAGCGGTTTGTAACAGCTTTAAACAAGAAATCCTAGTTGGTACTCACAACTTTACTGCATCTTCTGGAAACACTTTTAAAATAGCTTTATACACAAGCTCTGCTTCTATGGGAGCTTCAACTACAGCTTATTCAACTTCCAACGAAATTTCTGGAACAGGGTATAGTGCAGGTGGTGCGACTTTAACAAGTTCTACTCCAGTTTTAGATGGTTCGACAGCAGTATGTGATTTTGCAGATGTTAGTTTTACTTCTGCATCTTTTACGGCAAATGGATGTTTAATATATAACGATACACAATCTGACAAAGCAGTATGTGTTGTAGCGTTTGGTGGAGATAAAACTGTATCTAGCGGAACATTCACAATTCAATTCCCTGCAGCAGCAGCGTCAACAGCTATCGTGAGAATAGCATAAGGAGAAATTCCTTATGTCAGTCGACAAAACTTTCACAGTCACCGTCGCTTACGCAGATGGTGGAAATAAATATTTTATTGATGGTGTTCAACAAGACACCATAATGATTGGTGCTGGTCTTACCTATAAATTTGATCAGTCTGATAATACAAATAATGGTCACCCATTAAGATTTTCAACAACAAGCGATGGTACACATTCAGGTGGAACTGAATACACTATTGGAGTTACCACGTCTGGTGTTCCTGGTTATTCTGGAGCTTACACACAAATTGATGTTCAAGATGGTGCACCTTCAACACTATATTATTACTGCACTCAACATAGTGGAATGGGTGGTCAAGCAAATACTGATGGTTGGGGTAGATCTAATTTTGGACAAGCAGATTGGGGAGATACAAATTTAGTTCTTTCTGGTTGGGGTCGTTTAGGTTGGGGTGATCAAGCATATGGTGATGCACCAACAGTAACTCTAGCAGGACAATCAGCAACTTCTAGTGTTGGAGAAGTAACTGTAGTTCGGTTCCCTGGTTGGGGTACATTAGATTGGGGTGAAAATGGTTGGGGTAGTGTTGAAAGTGCAACTGAACCTTTAATTGCTCCTAGTGCAATGACTTCTAGTGTAGGAGCCATAACTCCTGCAGACGTAGTTGGATTAACAGGTCAAGGTGCAACATCTAATGTTGGTGCACCAACAATTATTTTATCACCAACGGTTTCGTTAACTGGACAGGCTGCAACTTCTTCAGTGGGATCTATATCTCTTGACAATATGCAGGTTGGGTTAACAGGTCAAGCTGTAACATCCGGAGTCGGTGCGATAACTCCTGCAGATGTTGTAGGTTTAACAGGATTTGGTTTAACTTCTTCTGTTGGAACAATTCTTGTTGGTGCAGAAGATTTAATAAATGTTACTGGTGTCGGAGCAACTTCT